GAGTCTGATGTCTGCTTTGTTCCTTGCATCAGTGATTTAGATTCGACAGTGTTAATAAATTTTTTTATTGCTCCAATGCCGAAGTCTGCAACCCCTGTCTCTGCCCTACCGACAATAGCACCGAGTGCATTTTCTAAAGTCTCAAATGAAGACAGAGCGATGGCGGTAGATGTAGTGATCGATTTTGACCATTCTGCAATTCTATTCTGCGACTCTTTTGCTTTTTCACTGCTTTCGCTAAGCAGCTTATCAAGGCCGGCTTTTGCTGCTGCTTCTTTTGCAGCCTGTTCTTGTTCTGCTTGTGTTGGTGTTGTTGCCATAGCCTATAACTATTGACCTCTTGAGATCGGCGTGTCATTATCTAGCCCATACTGGTCAAGCTGTTCAGATTGTTTTCTTTCTTTGGCAATTCTTTTTATAAACCAAGACCTGTAAGCTACGGGCATGTTGCGAATTGATTCATAGCTAAACCGAAGATTTCGCATAAGAAAATAGGCCTCTTCAAGGATATCTTCTTTGCTTTGCTCATTCAGGCCAAAAGAAGGCTGCACCCATCGGAAGTGCCACCTTTGACTCCACGCCACAAGCACGACAATTCATATCAACTTGCATATTAAGACCAGGCTCTATGCTAGACATATAGCTTCTGAGTGCGCGACTGTCGGCAGCTGGCATTGACTTAATAAAGGCACCCATTGCAAGCCTGTCTCGTCTGCCTTCGATGCTAAGAATTTGATTTTCGAGCTGCCTTGTAACAACACCTTCAATCTTTGCATCAGGAAATAATTTAAGCATTCGCTCCTTGGTGCGCGCTGACTCTTCTTCATCTCCGTTTGTAACAAGCTTAAATGTGACTTGCTTTTTAGTAACAGGTAGTGAAAAAGAAAATTCATTAGTCCCAGGAGAGACAGGTGCTGCTCCGATCCGCTTGATCTCAATTCCTGCAAGATCAAAAACATGCAAATCTGATCTGGAACATGCAGGACAAATAACATTGGCACGATAATCAGATCCATAGCCGGTAATTCTTATGGAAACAAGCAGTGCATTTCTATCACCTGTCAGCATTTCACTTGGGTCAATTGACTTATCAATTAGGCAGCTCTTTATTAGATGAGTAAGGACAGTGCCTTCTTTGATTAGGGCACGAGAAAGAAGAATGTCTTCTTCTTGCGCAGTCATTGCTTTGATTTGCAAGACGTCTCGACCGTGCAGCGGGCTGCTTACCGGATAGATTGTGCCGCCAGACGGCAGCGGAACTTGCTCTACTGGAACAGTCCAACCAAAAGTATCTTGCACTAATGATCCTCTAGGGATCTGACTAATAGTGTCTTGCTGGTAAGGTGATGAAATGTCTGTCTTCTTTGGCATAGTGTCTCTTTGTTAATAAGAGAAGCAGTAGATACAAAATCGCCCACGTTCTCCTAAAGATCATAGGTACGTGGGCAAAAATTGTAAATGATATATGTTTAAAACTGCAAGACACACTGGTCAAATTGAATTGTCAAAGCAATATCAATCGGATCATCGGCACCATAATCAAGTCCATTAAAGTTTGCAGCTGTAAGAAAAGCACCTTTAATATCCCAAAGTTCAACAACTGTGCCAATAGGATCCAGCATCTTAAGCTGGATATCTCTCTTGTAGAAATCGGCATAACCGCTACGACCTGAAACTGACTCGTGATGTGTGCGGATCCATTCCATTACCTGTTGTGCGCCAGAAGGCGCAATTGGATCATGTATGTTTACAGTCATTGTTCCAAAAGTAAGCTTTCCAGAAATATATCGAGTTGTATTTATCCAGGGAATTGGCTTGGACGGCATCGTAAAAGAAGGCCGCGAAGCACCCTTAATCAAGAAGGCATCGATTCCGTCAATTGCAAAAATCCATCTATGCTTTCTTTTGGGCTCAAACTTGTTAGGAAGCATATCTGTGACAGAAAGTGTCTCCGCTGATGTTGCCATTTTTCTCTCCTGGTATTCTTTACTTATCTATCATCTTAGAAATTCGTGATATAAAAGAGGATTCTCATTATCCTGATGTGCTGCGACCTGTAACAACAAAGTCAATAGAAATAAATTCTGCTGTTCTTGTTGGCTGAACATAGATCTTGCCTCTAATTGTATTATTCTCAATATCGGCTTGTGTCGTTGTTGTTGTGTCAATCTGGACCTTATAGCGATCGACCCCGCCGCCGGCTTGAATTCTTTGCAGAATAGGATTGACAAGTGCATTGAACTTATCAAGTGTCGCCTGTGTATTGGGCTCAAATAGAAGGCTATTGGCGACTTGTCTAACTTGCCTGCGAAGGAAAATAAGCAGTCTACGAACATTAATTCTATCGAGAGAAGATGCTGCTTGTAGCAGTGTCTTTTGTCCCCATACAACAAATCCTGTTCCAGGAAATGAAACAATCGGATTGATTGAAGCGTCATAAAGAATATCAAGATCATCTTGAGAAAGTGCAACAGATGAGTCAACAACTGTTGGTAAGCCTGCCCTGGTAAACCCTGCAGGCGCGTTCCAGTATGAACCTATTTTATCATTTGTTGCCATAGCACCAAGCACGACAACGCTTGGTGGGACTGACATTAGATTTCCCGTATCTGGGTTAACTACAGTTACATCTGGGAAATATGATGAAGCAAATGATGTATTTAGATTTCTTGCAGAAAATGAATCTACTGTATATGAAACATCAATGGTGGAAGATGATCCTGTAATGACAGCATTAAATGCGTCTCTCGTTTCAATGTCCATTATGTACATGGCATCAAATCTATTTTCAACTGCTGTGATTGCATAATTTGTTACTGATGAATGTCTAATTCCAGGAATTGCAAGCAGCTGAATATCAGCGTCTGATTTACTTCCCATAATATCAACTGCTTTTCTGTATGCAACAATTGTTGGTCCGCTAGTAGTGCCACCTTGATTTCCTGCGTCGTCTATTTCTCGCTTAATAGCAAGGTTTGTAAATGCAGATTTTTGTGCATCAAAGATATTGACGCCATCAAATCCTCCTTGCATAATAACTTCAAAAGAGACATATTGCGAAGCTTTTGATGTTATATTAGAAAGATCATCAATCGTCAATGCACGTGTCTTTGCAGCACCGTCGGCAGTAATATTACCTGCGCGAACATAAACAGCTGAAGCCCATTGTGCAGGATCTGCATATGTGTTTGATGCTGTAACTACTTTGATCTTTTCAATCGAGAATAAGTTTTTATTAAAATTGTCTGCATTGCTAGAGTCTTCAACAAAGAATTTTGCATCAGAAGGCGCAAATGACGGGAAGAACTTCACAAAGCTTGCAACTGAATCATTGTATACATCTGTATAATTGTAATCAGATAGGCCTTGCAGCTCAAGCTGTGTTCCCCATGCAAGATCCGATGTTGCAACTCCGCCAGGCGCAATATTCATTCTCATTGGAACAGGCGGAATAACAGACTTTTGAATATCGAGTGTGTGACCTGCTTGCATTGTATTAGCATCAGATCCTGATGCCAGGATGCTACCAGATGTTACTAGCTGCCCATAGCCTCTAAATCCAAACGGCAGCGATGTAGGCGGAGCATTTCCTAGAATGACATCATTTGACATCTCAACTCTGATGTAATTTCCAGTAATCTGGTAATCACCTTCAACAGCTAGCTTTTGTGAGCTTTGTGCTTTGTCAAAATCAAAGTAGACATGCTGGTCGCCAATCGCTCTTGCAATATAGCTCGTTGAAGCTGGATCAAGATTGATTCCGTTAAATCTTTGCAATACAGTATCTGAATCATAGCCTAGAACTGCAAGATCAAATTTTCCGTAGTCATATGCAGGATCTTTTGAAGGTGTAATATTCTCAATAAGAATCTTGTATTTTTTGCTTGCATTTGTACCATCTGACAAAGTATAGACCTTAAACAGGGGATACTTTGTTCCGCCAAAATCTTGTGAAATAATGCTTGGTGTGTGCGGAGTAGCATATCTTTCACTAAAGTTTTCATAATTAGGAATTACTGCAGTTGATGTGTTTCTTGCAATAGAGCTAGTTGTAACAAAGACAACATCTTGGCGCTGGATATCGTATGTTGCTCCGTTTACTGTAAACGGATTAACAAAGACGCCTGAACCCGTAAAGAGCGCCAATGAGCTTGGTATGTCGTAATACGTGTAAAGATAGTGTCCTGCTTTTGCAGTTAAAGCAGGATCTAAATTTAGCTTCTTTGAGATGTGATTATCTCCGATCTCAAGTGATGCTGTAATGATGCTAGGATAGTCAGATGTATTAATATGACCGTTCAGCAACATAACAAACATTGAGCCGGTAATTGTCATTGATCCAGTTATGCCGCCGCCATTAGATCCGGCAACTGAACCGGGAGAGTTTGACGTATTGTAGTTACCAGACAGCGTTAGAGCAACACCAGATGGTGTCATGATAATACCCCTGATAATTGGGTACGCTATGTTCTGTCCGCTTGTTTGCAGCCCCGAATCACTAAATATTGTCGAGCCTGCCGACTCTGACATGAATGCGCCTAGAAAGTGTGTTCTGCCAAGAACGCCACCGTTATTTGCATATGTGTTTCTTGAAACAACACCGGTTTCCTGGACAGTTTGATTGCCTACAACAAATCCCGCATTTGTAATTTGTCCAGTTGCGGCACTTCTCTTTTTTCCATCCCCAATCCCAAGCACTCTAAGATACGTTGCCTGGCTTGCATTTGATAGCCATTGACTAACTGCAACCGGTCCAAACTTGTCACCACTCTCACCAAAGAGAGTCTTCCAAGATCCGTACGTCGTAAAAGTTACGGGAACAAAGGCCGGGCCTGTTTCGGCTGTACCGATAATACCCGCTGGGATTCCAGTTGCTGCAGCCTGCACAGGCTGTGACTGGTCGATGATGTTCACTGTTACATTGGCGCTGCCCATTTATTTGCTCCTAAGTGTAAGTATTCTCAAACGAACACCACACCTGCATTCGTTATTATGAAATCAATTGAGATAAATTCAACTGCCTTTGTTGGAACTATTACAATTCTTCCATTAAGCTTGTTTTGCTCAATTTCTGATTGTGGATTATTTGTTTCATCCATTGTAATAGAGAAGGCATCAATACCACTTTGGCTCTGAACGAGCGTGAGTTCAGGTGTAAGCTGGCTCACAAATCTTGCTCGGGTTGATGCTGTATTTTGTTCAAAGACATAACTAAGACCGATCTTTGAAACTCTTTGCGCAAGTTCAATTAGCATTCTTACAACATTGACCCTATCAAGAGCAGATCTTGAGATCTGTAGAGTTTTTTGTCCAAATATTACAAATCCTGCGCCTGGGAAAGATGTAATTGGATTAATTCTCGAATCGTATAGATTGTCGCGATCTACGCTTGTAAGCCGAGTTGCAAGACCTGTAACAGCTGCAAGCGAAGCTCTATTAAAGCCAGCAGGTGCATACCAGGGAAATGCAAGTTTATCATTTTGTGCAAGTGCACCAAGAGTTGGAACTGATGCCGGAACTCTAACTCTTCGTCCCGATGTCTGGTCTGTTAGATTTACATCAGGGAAATAAGTTCCAGCATATCTGTTATCAATGCTTCTGCCGGCAAATTTTTGAATTGTACGCCCAACATCAGGTTGTGTCGTTGAATCAAATATTCTGTTTCCAGCGTCGTCATAGGCTGGAATGTCCATGACATAGAATGCCCTTGAAAAATTCTTTACCTTAAGAAGCGCGTAGTCTGTAATATTAGGATCTCTAATTCCAGGAATTGTAATCGTATTGACCCTGGAGACAAGAGTGTCTGTAACAATATCAATAGCGCCTCTATAAGAATTTATGATTGAATTCGTGGAGCCTGCACCAAAAATATTTGATGTGCTGCTAACACTAAGTCCGATATCTGGAGAAGCAATTGCTTTTCCTCCAGACTCTTGTGAAGACCCTCTATCATTAAGAATTGACATATCTGTGTCAAGAATATTGGTTCCATCCCAGCCGCCATACATGACATTTGTAAATTTTGTAAATTCACTAAATCTATTAAACTGGTATGAAGATGTCAATGCACAAAGACTTGCAAACGTTACACGAGGTGACTCACCTGCAAAGGTAATTGTATAATTGGGTGCATTAGATGTCTTGTTTCTTCCGTAAAATACATTGATCATGTGTTGATCTACAGTTCCAGTAATATCTGCAATTGCTGTATTGTAGAATGCAACATTTGCAAGCGAAAACTTGTTGTTACAAAACGTATTTGCGCCAGATCCTGTAACCAGTGTATCAAGCTTCTGTATGCCAGAAAACTTAACAATATTATCAATGTATATGTTTCTATAGCCGCTGCTATTTGGATCGAGAACGCTTGTAATTCTTTCTGTTTTGATACCCCAATAGAGACGACCGTCGACACGTTCGGTATATCCAGCCTGTCCAGCAAAAGACGGTGAAGTCGCAGTGTCACCTGCGGTTATCTTAAATCGCATCGGAACCGGTGGAATAATTGCACCGACGAGTGCTGAATTTGTAGGAGCATGTGTCAATCGTCTTGCGCTTGCGTAGCTACCATCAGTTAGCGTATCATTTGTCTTCAGCACAGGAAGACCTGCAAATCCAAATGGCAAAGCAGCTGCTGGAACGTTTCCAGTGTCTACAAGATCATTCATAACAATTCTAATAAACTTAGAATTATTTGGAAACTTTCCGGATGAAATAAATCGTCTTTCGCTTGCTGATGCCGCGTCAAAATTAAAATAGACCTTCTTGTCACCTATTACTTTTGCAACGTATCTGTCACTGGTTGGATTAAGATCACAAAGCGAAAACTGCTCAAGAATCTTGATATTATAGTCTGTATCATAAAAATCTCTAACTACAACATTGAATGTGCCGTAAGGATTTGCTGGATCATCTGATTTCTTAAGATTTGAAATTGAGATCTTGTATTTTTGGCTCGTATCAATTCCGCTACCAATTGTTTCAAAATTAAATAATTCATATTCTTTGTTGACAAAAGGCTGGCTGATGAATGGAGTTGTTTTTGCAGGCTGGAATCTGGCATCAAACTTTCCAAACATGGTTACAAATGGCAATGAAGAATTACCAGATGTTGCAGATGTACTTAATGATCCGCTAACCAGCGCAAGTGTACTTGTTGATGTATCAAGTACTGCAATTGATGAATCAACTGGGTAGTGTGCATAGAGAAGATGCTCATTTGCTTGAAACAGATCTTGAGATGTATTCAATATTTTT